TGCGCTGTTTGTTGCGCTGCTTGAGTAGCAACATAATCGGGACTTTGATAAACAAGATTACCTTGTGAAACGGGTACGGCAGCCCCTGTTTGTTGCGCAACTTGTTGCGAAAAACTAGGCCCTTGTGCCGCAGGAATCCCCAACACGTTTTCTACACCACCCGGGGCTAAAACATCTACTGCACCCGGTTGAGAGGACGACAAAGCACGATCTATGCCCTGAGCTAAAGGATTATCCACCGCAGCAAATTGTTCTGGGCCGGGGCTTAAAGGCGATCCCGGAATATCACCGGGCTGCAACCTAGCTGAAGAAAGTGCTTGATCTATGGAGGTAGCTGTATCCGTAGGAGCCGTGTTGCCACTAAATTTGTTTAAAATATCGCTAGCAGAAGAGCTCAAGCTAGACATGCCTGTGGCAAACTGGTCAATGTAGCCCCCCTGTAATCCTTGAGACACTGACTGCCCAAAGCCACTGGCAAATTCACCTATATTACCAAGACCCGTTTGGGCACCTGCTTGAGCAGCAGAAAAGCCCTCACTTAATCCTTGACCAATACCTGCCGTCACGCCCGAAATTAAGCCTGCTTTAAGCGCGTCTTTTAAATCACCGCCTTGTATTAAAGTACCTATGCCTGACCCGAGGGCCGCGCCAATTGGTCCGAGAACCGCCATGCCTACAGCCGAAAGGACAATAGGAGCTACTTTCTTAAAGACCTTGACCACACCTTTTACAAGCTTTTTAACCCCCTTGAAGATTTTCTTTAAGAAGAACTCAGGCTGTCCGGTTACAGGGTTAATAGAATTAAGCTCACTGCCCACAACATAGCGCTCAGGATCAATACCCATTTCACGCATCTGACGGAACAAATTAGCTTTTAATCGAGGGTTGGCGTCCAAAACTTCGGCCGGAATAACCGTTTCGCCTTCGGCAGCATGGACAATGTAGTCGTCTTCGTAGCGACCATACTCAGCAAGCTTGTCTGCAATGCTCTTTACTTGCGCAATACCCTGAGCAGGAATATAGTCATCGTTGTCTGCTTCCGCCCAATCCCCGACCGTAGCGGTTAAAAAGGACGCAAGTCCGCCCTCAGGAACCTCAAAAGGCTCCGGGACGTTATGTGTTTGTTCTGCTGCCGCCATCTAAGTAGCTCCTTTAATAGCCTCCGGGGCAGTTGCAAAAACAGAAACACTTTGTTCTGCCTTCTCCTGTCTCGGACTATCGCATTCGGGACACAACCCTGATTGTAAGGAAGCTACTTCCGCAGGCGCATCTATACTTTTACCACATGTAGTACAAGTCATTCTACCAAAAGATATCGCATTAGTCATACTATCGTTACCGTAACCGATCCTACCGAGCCAGAACTACTCAAGCCCGCAGGATGCGGCGTGTTTGAAGCAGTTACTTTTAAGTAACCACCAAAGTTAAATACAGCACCCACCTCTAAGCCCGAATCGCTAGAAGGCAGGTCCGTCAAAACTAAATTCGTTGCCCGTAAATCACCCGGATTTTGAACCTGATTCAAAAAAACTGAAAAAGCCCGTACAACCTCCGCCATATAAGTAGAATTGTACTGCGGAGGTGCCACAGGAAACTGCGGCCGGACGACACTACGTGTCATGCGCGCCTCCCATCCGGGCGAATGTCAATCCGAGGCATGCCCACGCGCCAACGGACACCTACTGTGTCAGACTCTACACGCAACGCGACACTCCGACCCCTTAACCGAACATTCGCCTGATTCGTGTACTGCTCAACAGGCACCGTGGCCGACCGCGTTACCGCAGAACTGTCCGAATAACTAAAGTTTGCTCCGGGGAAGTTTTGCGCTTTTAAAATCATGTTGACAGAAACGTCTCCCGCCCCAGACGCCGTCCCCGCAAAAGTCACATCAGGAATTAACCGACGAACAAAGGCATAACTATCGCCATCCTGTATATCAATTGGACTCGCCTCAATGTACGCACTAATCGGTGAAACAGGCATCGTACTACCATCATCATTACCTACCTCATGTTGATACAAATACCCGTCTAAACCCGCCGCAATCGGAAACTGATTGATACCACGATCAATCCAAGCCGTGCGCGCCAACGAACCTATCGTCCAGACCTGCTCCGAATAATTGTATGTCACATAGCGGTCAATGTTGTCCGAACTGCCCGAAGGATAAAACCAAGTCACCTCGCTAAACGACGAATTTAAAGAGGCAAACACCTTCTCTGCCTGAGCCAAATTAAAGTCGTTAAAGACGTAGGAACGCACCGTACAAGGCAACTTTTGAACCTGACCCGTGTAAACATAAAATTCTTCAATGCCCATCCAAAACACTAAATCATCTACCGCTTTGGCAACCATCGGACCCATAATTGTCGTGTTTTCCGACAACTGACTTATGCCAAACGTAAACGGAGGGCCCAAATACTGCATCGCGTGCAGCGAAACGTCTGTGAAAACCAACACTTGTTGCCGAGTCTCGACCGCACAAACAATCCTAGTGCCCGAACCAATCCGCAAATCACCCGCCGTATTGGTGGCCGTTGGAGTCCACGTCGTAATATTTTCTTGATCAGAAAAACGAATCAACAAAGGGTCTTGAGTGCCTATGTTGTTTACAGGGTCGCAACCAAACACAATGACGTGCCGGTCGTTGTCACTCACCAACACCTGCTTAGCAATCGTTGGAGTGCCCGCGTCCGCACCCGCTAAAGAATCCAAAGTAACCGCCCGTGCAAACGGGGCACTCGAGGTAGACTTGTCCCAATAATAAATACCCCCATCTCGAGCGTTTATTATTAAATCCTCACCAAAATTGTCCGCAGACCATAGCCGTAAAGTCGCACCCACGGCCAGCAAAGAAGTGCCCGACCCCCACGTGCCACGGCTCCATGCCCCCGCTCCCCAGCCCGTGCCCGCTACGGTGGTGTCCAGACCTACGTTGATTTGATAGGCACCCACGACCGACGCTCCGCCGTCCCCGGTGTCACTTGCATTTGCCGTGACCGTAGCGCCGGTGATGTCTTTTGCTTCAATGGTGTAGCTGTTAGCAGAAAGCACAGTTACGATCTGGTATTCTTGGTTTAAGACGGGGGCCGTGATAGTGCCGCCCAAAGAAACCGCGCCGCTAAAGGTTACAAAATCGTTTTCAATGGCGCCGTGGTCCGTGTCGTCAACGGTAATCAAAGAGCTGCCGTCCGTGGCAGAGAAAGTTACATCTCCCGCACTGGTGGTTAACCGAATAGGGGTAATGTCGTTGTAGGCTCCGCCTTCAACGATGTAATACTTTAAGTGTGTGCCGACGCCAATGTAGCCCGTGCCGTCGAGTGCAACAAAAGAATGTAGGTCCCGTGCGGAGCCTAAAAAAGTGGTGGCAGAAAGTCGTATCCAACCGCCTATTTTTTCAGGAAAACCAAGGCGAAACCGGACTTTATCGCAGTCATACCAACTGCCCTCGTTAGCGTACGAAGTGCTTTCTTTGTTGATACCCGGCCGATAAGCCAGTTTCGTCAATGGCATTTTTCACCCCTATTCCTCTACATCACCAGAAGACGGGTCCTCTTCTTGTTCTGCTTCGGCCTGTTTAATAGACTGAACCAAGGCATTAGAAAACGCCTCTCTGGCTACCTGAAGCTGATCTTTTTGAAAGCTAAGCTGATATTGCTTAGCGTCCAAGTCTTGGATTTGCGCCAGCATGTATTTTTGCGCTTCTGTAAGATCCGCCTCTTCGTACTGCTTATCGTCAATTGTAATCATGTGCTTCTCCTAAAGTGATTAATTAGCCACTGGCCCCCCAGTTAGCTGCCTTTATTTTAGACGCATACACCTAAAATGTACAAGCCGCTGTTATTTTTCACTTACTGGCATGGTTGTCATAAAGCGCAGGATTACTATACCGCTGGCAATTGCACAGCCTATCACAGCCTGTACCGCAGGACTCGCAGGTATAAAGCCTACGAATCCCTGTAGTACAGATAGACAGGCTAGTGCTACGCCAAACTGCACTGTTCTACTCTTAAGTGCTTGCTTTACCATGGCACACCTGCCACTACTTTTGGTGCTTTCTGCTCTTCAATCTGACTAGCCAGTGAAGCCTCAATAGCCTCAACGTCTAGCGAGCCTTTGACCCACTCAATCACCATAGCTTCTGTTAAGTCTTCAAACGGTACAAAGCCTTCTGTAGATGGCTCTGGAGTCCATGAGCAAGTGCCGTATGATGAAGCTGTGAAGTCACCGTCAACTGCTGAGACTCTCCAGTGTGCTGTGACAACACCGTTGTCGTCTGCGTTTCTTTCCAATTGTGCTATAGACCAAGTTGTCATAATTTATCCTTTAAATAGTCAATGATTGATGGTGATAATATAGCGACCGCAATAGGCAAGCCAACAAGGGCATAGCCAACTACAATTAACCATAAGATTTCATTTGCTGTAATTTTAGTTTGCTCCTTTGAGTGCCGCTACTTCGGCTTTGAGGTCTTGAATTTCTTTGATTAACATAGGTACAAGTTTGCTGTAGTCAACTGACCACATATCATCTTCAGTCTCGCCCTTAGTTACTGCATAAGGCGCTACAGCCTCAAGCTCCTGAGCAACCATGCCGTAGTCTTGATGTGAGCCGTCAGCCTTCCAATCAAACGAGCGTACCTTGATATCGTCTACGTTACCTGCTGGTGCGTCTGTGATCTTTTCTTTGAGGCGTTCGTCTGATGAGGTGTTGTAGGCTGTTGCAGAGGCAGTTACTGAAATACTCCCCACGGTTGAGCCGTCTTTGCGGAAGTCTGCAATAGTGCCATCAGAAGTTTTACGGTTAAGATACAACGCAGGTAGCCCATCAACGCTACCGCTAATTGCACCGTTTGAATAAAACACTGCTCCAGATACGTTAGATGCATAAGGCGTTCCGTCAGTAGTCCCCACCAGCAAGTTGCCTGAGGAGTCTATGCGCATGCGTTCTGTGCTATTTGTGCCAAACACCAACGGTGCTGTACTTGAATTGACTGTCAAATTTGCTGTTGTACCATTAAATGACAGAAGAGTGTTGCCAGCGGCTGTTGCAGATATTTCAATATCACCATCCAAAACAGTGAGCTTTGAACTAGGACTACTCGTACCAATACCGACGTTGCCTGAGCTGTCTATGCGCATGCGTTCTGAGCCACCATCTGCATCAATAAACGCCAAACCATCGCTACCATTTAGCGTTCCTAAAAAGAAACGATTAGTGCCATTTTCCTTAAATGCTTGATAAGCAACACCAGAGGTAGCATTTAGAGTTAAAAGGTTGCCTGCCGTGTTTACACTCAACGCACCATCAACAGTCAACCCATCAGCCGTGACTGTGCCTGTTACGTCTATGCCTGTGGCGGTGGTGGCGATCTTGAGAGCATTGTCGTAATAAAGCTCTACTTGAGCGTTTTGGTAGAAACGTGCCATGTATTCTGCGCCGGGTGTAGCCTGAAGGTTGATTGTAGACCCGTTGGTTACGAGAATAAGGTCTCCCGCGCCCACTTCAGAAATATAGCTATTCGACCCATCATGATAAATCTGCAAATCAGACCCCGCACCGAAGACTGCCTTATCATTATCTCCAAAGGTCATATCCCCAGAAGATACAAAGCTAGTCCCTGTGATTGTAGTGCCTGTGATAGCCGCTGGAGTAGTGCCGCCTATTACTGTGCCGTCTATTGTGCCAGCGTTGATGTCCGTGGTGGTTAAAACGCTAGAGGCCAACGTCACAACACCCGTGCTGTCCGCAATCGAACCGGCCGAAGTGCCGTCGTTGGCTTTTAAGTTGGTGATCTCAAGGTTCGTGGCATTAACGCCGTCGTCCTTTAATAAAACGCTGTCTATCGTGACACCCGAAGCCGCAGTCGTCTCGTTAATCGTGTTGGTCGTTAAAACCTGACCACTGTCAATCACAAGATCCGTTGCACCAGAAGTATTACCATTGGCCAAGATCTCAGCCAACGTATCTACCGTACCTACCTGAGAATCTACGTACGCCTTAATCGACTGCTGCGTAGCCAAAGCCGTGTCACTGTCAGAGGCCATGTTGTCTTCATCAAGAATAGACGACGCCGTCACACCAGAAGATAAAGTGACCGCAGAAATCGTCAGATCCTCAAAAACCTGCGTCACAGTAGCCCCGGCTCCCGCACCGTCAAACTTCAGTACAACATCCGCGCCACTAGGGATTTCAAAGTCATTGGACGCATTATAGGTGCCCTGAAAAATTATAACGCTGCGACCGCCAGTCAAACTGTTGCGGAAAAACGCTACCTTGTCCGCGTCATTCGGAGTCAACTGAACATACGCCGTAGCACCTAAATCCCCACCGTCAACAAACTCAATGAACTTGTTGCGACCATCCGAGGTCGCACCATTGTTAATCGGCAAATCATTTGGAGAACCACTCGTACCCGCAGAGGCCAAAGTAACCTGAACAACACCATTTACCGCCTGATCAATTAAATCAAGGTTGGTGTTTGTCGTCGTACCCCAAGTACCCGACTGCTCACCCGTGCCTATCTTTTCAATACCTAAATTCGTTGTATATGTGCTCGGCATCGTCTAACCCTCTTTACGCAGCAATATCTTCATAATCCGCCGACTGAGACGGCGATATGTCAACCCATGAAGGAGATTGTACACCATCTATCGCCAAATAGTTCGGCGACTGAGACGGCGATATGTCAACCCATGAAGGAGATTGTACACCATCTATCTCCAAATAATTCGGCGACTGATTCGGAATGATCTGACCCCACACCAAAACCTGTGAAACCAAACCCTCTCCCTGCACACCCGTAACCGTTACGTTACTATCCGCAACAATAGAAACAACGCCAACCTGCGGAAGACCCGAAACACCTGTTACAGAAACTATTCCATCCGCTTCAATCGATACCGAACCAATCGAAGTCGTGGCCTCTAAGCCAGTCACCGTTGCTGACGCCGAAGCCTCCACCGACACGGAACCCGCAACCACAGAAGCTGAAAGGCCCGTTACAGAAACTATTCCGTCCGCCTCAATCGAAACAGAGCCCACGGAACCCGTGACCGAAACACCCGTAAGCGTGACCGACGAATCCCCTGTTACTGCAACAGAGCCCACGGCCGACGAGGCCAAAACACCTGTGACGGACACGTTTGCCGCGGCGTTGATCGTAACCGTACCAACCAGAGCCGAAGCCGATAACCCGGTTACCGAGACATTAGCGTCAGCCGTTATCGATACGTTGTTGGTCCCAGCAGAACCCCCAGCATTCGTGACGCTGCCTTCGTCCCAAGCAAAGCTGTCCCAGCCTCCTCGGCCCCAGCCCGTTAACGGTACGACTACATCAGTCACGACTAAATACCGTTACGCTATCCGGATGATCGCATTACTCGAATCAGCCGTAGGGAATATAATGGTAAAGTCGCCCGAAGTGGACGTCTTCTCTGAACCAAAATCTAGTACAACCACCGCAGGATCACCCGCCGCCGTGTCGTTATAAATTAACGCACCGCGGGCCGTGATCGTTGCCGCACTAAAAGTCAGGTCATCAAAATCCGTAAACGCGGTCGTGCCTGAAGTGGTGGGGGTTACGTTAGTCAAAGCCGCGCCTCCCGCAGAGTACCCCGAGCCACTGGCTTCGTTGGTCACAGAATATGCGGTAGTTGACGCGTCTAAGGTAGCACTGCTAGTGTAAAGTGCTAATTTAAACGAGTCCCCTGTCGATGCTGTAAAATCGTGTACGCCTTGCAATATTTCTTGCTTGAACGACGTGCACATGTAGTTTCCACTAAACGCCATTATAGCCTCCTGATAATTTCTGCTACATCGCCATGTCCCTGAGATTTCAACAGGTTATACAGCGTTGTCCGGTCGCTCTTAATTGCTTCCTGCATATAATGAGCGATAACTTGTTCCATCTGGTTTTTGTAAGCGCGTGCCTGATCGCGAATCAAAGGGCTGGCAGTGTCCGACACCGAAACAAGGCGATCTGAACACCGTTTGGCAATTTCTTGGGGGGTAAATCCCCTGTTAGACGTTGTTTTTACATCAACAGGCTTATTATCCCCTACTTTCATGTCCAAAGTAAAATTCATTGTTTAGGCCTAATTAACAAGCCCGAACGATAATCATCCATAACCTCTTTAGACTCCCCGAACTGTTTGAGCGATCCCAATGATTGAACGTACAATTGATTGTACAAGTTCATCATGTCCGCTTCACCTTTCATAAAAGTGTAAGCCTCTACCAAGCTTCCGTAAAGCATTGATACCGTAGCGTTTTCACTAAGCCACGTCGTGCCGCTATCCGATCCCGCGGTTAAGCTCACAGGCCGGTAAAAATAATGCAGCTCAGAAGAATAATCTTGGTCAGGGGTAGGGCCCAACAAAAAGAACCCTATATCAAACAACGAATAATACTTGGGACGCCCCGTGTCCGATCCGTCAGGATTAAACGTCTGAACCAGACCAACATCCTTGAATTCAACAAAATGTTTGTCGCCGTTGCTGTCCGTAACCGCCAAAGAAAAAGGCGCCAAAAAATCACTGGGTACCGCTAAATACTTGTTCCCCGTCGTCATACTGCCCGAAACGTTTTTTCGAAAAACCGTTAGCTGAACACCCTTTAAGATGCGCTCTTCTGCGTTTTTAATAAAAATAGGCAGGTTGTTAACAAACGTCGTCTCGTCGTTCTCACAATAATCTTGTATGGCCTGCTTTAATTGAGCGTACGTATAACTCACGAGATCACCACTCCTACGCTACCCACCTGACCAATCCCCTTAAAAACCTTAAACGTGGAACCATCAAACAAAGGGACGCCAACGTACACGCTCAAAGGTTCTACGCGATCCGGCCTTGGATTATGCAAAGCCTGAGGGTCCGGGGTAGGCTTGCGAGGCTCTAGCTGAGGGTGCTTTGGCTCATACTCGTCAGGACCAACCAAGGCGCCCGTCCACTCGCGCTTCATTTCATTTAATCGATAGCGAAAGCCTGATCGATCAGAAATACCGAACGCATTTTTTCCTGTCGCATAAGCCGCCATACTCAGTACCTGTTATATGCCATGGTAGGCTGAACTTTAAAAGACGCCCTGTCCCTGTCCTCAGACATTGCGCGCTCAAACTCTTCCTCATACAAAGCCTTCAACAGCTGTATGCGGTCAGGCGCTTTTTTCAAGGCAATGTAATACGCCAAACCCGCTGCAAGGCAAGGATAGAAACGAAACGGAATCTGCAAAGTATTAGTGTATGTGTCAGCGTCGTCCATTCTTACTAAGCGGTCAACAATAACCTGATCGGAGCTGTTGTTTGGCACCGGCCAAACCTTAAACTGCGGGGTAATCTGACGATCCATAAAGAACTGAGATACGCGGCCCGTCGTCGTTTTAGACGGCAAATTGAGATACTCGTCTCTACTTAACCTTTCAATGGTGTAGTCATCATTGTCGCGTCGTAAAATCGCGCCTAAAACATCAATGGTGTCCGCGTCTAAAGAGTATACGCCCGTGCCATCAACCATGTTGATGGTAGTCTGCTCAATGGTCCACTGATTTAAACCTCGGTTTGCCCATTCAGCAAGCATTAGATTGAGCGACCGCTTTGCAGTTTTTAAGTCGTACCCTGTACGAACTTCTAAGCCACAACGGTCAAACGCCTCTTCAATGTAATCCGAGACGTCTAGCTCAAAGTCTTTAGACCCGGAAACAGCCATCGTTACTTATAACCCCGTACTCGACAGCCGCTTTTTGACTTCATGCCGGACATAGCTTCTTTTTTACGGGGGCTAACCATTCCGCCTTCGGCCATCTTCTTGACCTTGCCGCCATAACGCATTTTTTTAGCACCTTTTGTACACATTCCCATAACGATCTCCTTAAATAACTTTGCTTAACAAAAACCCTATTGCACCCACTAAAATTAACGCTATTTGAGCCATAAAGGCCATAGCTCCTACCCAAATTCGGTTGTCTATCTTTTCCATCCTGCTTTCCATTTTGGCCATGCTGGCTTCAATATGACAAAGGTGGTTTGTTTCTAAACGAACAAGAATAGTCTCAATAGCGATTATTCGCTTATCAATGTCGTGAATATCCTGCTTTAACCGCTCTTCCGTTGCCATAACATCACCACTTTTTACAAGACCAATACCGCGCAGAAAACTTGTCTTTAGCAGTATCGCAATTGTGACGAGCTCGGAAACTTTTTCGACGCTCCGGATTGCTCTTTTTAATGGTCATGTTTGGATCCCCAAACCTAACCAACTTTACCTGATCGCCTTTTTTAGCTAAAACAGCACTTTTTTTGGATTTACCGGGGGTACGCTTAGGCTTGTTATACCCGGGGAAAGTCTCCCCCCGGTAACTTAGCCGGCCCGATGGCAAACGCTTAATGTCTTTAGTTGTCGCCACCTATACGTCCTGTTAGGAATAGTAGATGTTGATGGACTCAAGCTCATCAGCAAAAACATAGATTCCTGTTTTTGCAAGAATACCTTCGTCCGGAAACTGAAAACCATTAAAAAATATGTCCGTAGCAGACGTGTGGTATGTGGCCAACCAGTATGGGGGCAGCCCGTTTACAATGCCTGCCGCATACCGACAAACCGGGTCGTTTGCAATTGTCCCAGAATTTATGTCGGTAAGGGTAAAAGTGTTTGCGTCTGTAACAGTAATTACATAGCTTCCCGGGGTGGCTATGATGCCGCCGTCCGGCTCAAAGGAAATTGCAACAAGATCGCCCGTTGAAAGTCCATGCGCCGTTTTTGAAACGGTTACCGTTGTCCCAGAGCGGCCATATGTCCCCGCGACGGGAGCAACGCTGGTGTCCCAAATCTCAAGGACCCCTGCGTTAGCGGATCCCACAATGTCTAGGGCCCGAACTCGAGCACGGCCTTTAAAAATAAAACCGCTACTGTGTAGGTGCCCGCTTTTAATATCTGATCCGGCCATGATTTACTCCTTTATGTCGCCACGTAAAACCCCGGCCTTGTATTTAGCGCTGCCCACAGGGGGCAGAGCTAAAGGTTTGGGGCTCTTTTTTACCGATTTGGTTGCAGTAACGGGCTTTTTAACTTCCGCCATGTCCTACCCCTTATCGCGATTGGGCCACAAAAACGTAATCAACGCTCATAGACTTAGTTCCAGTAGCAGAGCCCGAAAGTTGCATAAGGCCTACTGTAAGATTTTCGTCATCCGGAATGTTGGTGGTGTGAGTTGCAACCAAGTTGCGGTTAACAAAAAACTCTACTGAGCCGGTGCTTTTTACATGAAAACCTAAAATAACCGCAGTACCGCTAGCAATATCTACATCGGAGTCGGTAGAGGTTTCAGTACCGTTTTTCTCGGTTTTGCAAAGAATGTCGCTTCCGCCATCATTTACCTGAAAAACAATGCGGTCTGCCGCCGTAAGCATAGCTTCGGGGTTGGTCGCAAAATTAACGGTCAAGCCAGCACATATTTCTAGAGCATCGCCTTCTGCATCGGTGGGGGTGATTTTAGTTTCAAACCAAATATCCCGACCACTTTCAACTGCAAAGATTTCATTTCCCTGAATAGACGAACCATCATTATCGGTGGTCGCTTCAGAAGACATGGTAATAGCACCGTTTACAACGTCGGCGGCAATAGCGACACTAGCATTGCCGTCTTTGATAATTGTCCAGTCATTAGTGTCGTCAAGAGCGATACCCGTAAAGTCATCCATGTAAACGACATAGTCTGGGTTTTTATCGATAGGAAGATTTTCGAACCACTTGCGCTGGCCATCTTTGCCAGCAAAAAGAATTGGACCTGTAAAATGTGTAGCCATTTTGATACCCCTTGCACAAGGTTTTGCTTTGTAGTCTGTGCAACGTCAGGCGGGCGAAAACCTGTCTACAAAGCTTTAATTTTGCCCTTGACTTTAATATACCCCATCGCAGAACAAAAAGAAAGGGGGCCGAAGCCCCCTCTCATGCCGCTAAGTGTACCTTTAGGCTGCGCCCGGAGTCCCGAACACACAACGCCAATCAGATACGCCAAAGCTGTATCGCTCACGTGCCTTAAAGCGCATGTTGCCCGTGTCGAAATCACCTTCCATACCAGTACGGATAGGCGTACGCTCGAACATCTTGAAGCCGTTAGGCGCATCTGTCTTGATGAAAAACGCATCGGTGTCAGTCAAAAAGTGATTGACCACGGCGCCATCAGGAAGCATGCCCATAGACTTCATCGCATTAAGGTCGTTGTCTGCCGTTCCGGGACGCAAGTTAGAGTTGATAACTCGCTCAGCAACAAATTGAAGCTCCTTAGGAATAATTAGCTTCATGCCTCGGATTGCAATCTTCAGACCACGCTCGTCAGTTAAACCAGCAATGTCAATCAGCATTTGCTCAAGCGAAGTCTCGTTAAGATCCGCGGGAGTTAACAACTGGTTGCGTTGGTTACCGCTCAAAGACGGGTGTGCAGAAGAGCACAACGCCGCACCGTCGCCGATAGGTGCGCTAGTGCTGAACGCATTGTTCAGAATAGACGCAGCCTTAATCTGCTTGGTTTGAGCCATAGAACGTGCCAAAGCTTTGGTATACCGAGATGCCAACCGGTCATAAAGGTTGTCCTCGATAGCTTCTTCAGTGATGCTGAAAGCCAAGGCAATAGTCTCGTGGTTGTAGCGAGCAGTGAAAGTCTCTTGTGCATCATCATAAGAGATTGAACCACCTTCGCTTTTAACCGGAGCCGTGCCGAAGCCAGACAACATTACTTCTTCTTCAAAAGCACGATCAGAATTCTCTTCATCAAAGATTTCTGCGTGCTCGTTTTCGTAGCGGTCGTATTCAAGCCCGAACAAGGCGTTAAGGCCGGGTTCTAGCTCTTTCGCTAGTTGTGCGCGTGAAATAGCCATTATCTATACCC